GGGCGATAAAACGGTCTTGTTGTGTGTCCAGTCTAAGGATATGTACTGGACGGACTACTCTACCTTTAAAGTAGTCACCACCACAGGACTCGCGGAACGGACCTTCGAGAAAGGTCTTATTGCGGTTGACTTCGAAACCTAAGCAGCTGAGGAGGCGTATAACATGCCCGGCAATTTCTGTCGGGACAATTATATCATCTCCAAAAACTGCGAAGTTAGGGAGTCTATTACCTTTTCGGAACCTAGGTTTAACACCTAAGGCCCTAAAGGTCGCAATAACACATGCGGTGAAGAGTAATGTCTGTAAAGGGAAAGTAAAACCATTCCCCATAGTAGACACCATCTCTAGCTCCACTAAGCTGCCATCAGGCAGACGCGAGTTAGGTGAGCGGAATAGATCAAGCCATGCGACAAAGTCACGTGGGAAGATCTCCCGGATCATCGTCCTCGATAGTGAATCGGAAGCGGAACTAAGGTCAATCGTTGAGAAAGACCCTGTCCTGCTCCCGATACGAGCTAGCCTACGGTTAACGTTCTGCTGAGATGAAAGGTCGATTCCGACCTTAAACCTCAGACGGTCCGTTAGCCAGTCACCAAGCCCAAGCTGATAGAACATATTCAGCGTGGGCTCCGTACAGATTGTACGGCATATGTCGTTCGTCTTAGGGACGAATGAGAGACGGTTACCTGGTACTAACAAGGGGTCCCCAAAACTATAAGAGCGTAATCTTTCAGCTCTATCGTAGCGAGGATCGTCCTTGAAGTGAAGCACATAGGCTTCATAAAGGGAACGGCGAGTCACTGACAAGGGGCTGGAGAATAACTTTGTATAAAAGTCATTACCCCAAGCACCTATACTAGCACCTGGACCGACTTTTCCACGACTCAAAATCGAGCCGAGGGAGAGTTGAGGTACCGAGTTAGTTAGTAGAAACCGATAGATGAAGTTCCTAACCTCACCTATCTGTTCTTGCAGTAATACGTCATCCCTACCGACCACGAGCTTAAAGTCCTTACACCGTTGGTTAACGGCGAGGAACTTTTTAAGGCCAAGAGCCTCAGCATCGTCCTTTAAGAACGTCACATATTTCTTGAATATGGATGACTTAAGGGCTTCCGCTGAAAACCTCTGGTGCTCATACGCAAATGTTCGCGTAAGGTCGTCAACCAGGTCTGAAAGTACTTCATCCGAGTAACTGCTCAAGTTGAGTACTCCTTCACGATGTCACAT